CCTTGCACCATGCTTGGATTTACCGGAATAGATTTTGGTGGTAATGGAGAGAATCGAACTCTCTTAAGACACCGTATGAAGGTGGTACATTGCCATAATGCTACATTACCATATAGAAACACACTCGGTCATCACATTGTTAGGGACTAGTCCGAAGAATACCCGCAACTGTGTTTTTATATGGTACTGCCGACCAAGCAGTAGAGCGGTAATGATTCTAGTGACAGTCCGGAGGTCTAATCCAGATACCAACAGCACACCTTGCCCTTACCATATAGAAACACACTAGGCCACGCTCTGAACCTGGACTCTTAGTAATGTGTTTTTATATGGATGGTTCTGAGTTCCCGTCATTCGGGCCAAATATACGGTGCTTATTCCGTGCTATTCACACTATCACCTAAGAGTCGTCCTCCGGGATACCTTGCGGCTTGTATATTCATCCAACACAGATTACTTTGCTGTTAGGCTTTTTATCTGCTGGCAGTCAGTACCATATAGGAACACACTAACCCATAACCATGGCAGATCATTACCAGCGGGCTACGATTTACTTAATGTGTTCTTATATGGTAGGAGCACAGGGATTTGAACCCTGGACACCCGGATTAAAAGTCCGGTGCTCTAGCCAACTGAGCTATACTCCCATATTGGTCCCTCCGGGCAGACTCGAACTGCCAACCAGCGGATTAAGAGTCCGTTGCGCTACCAATTGCGCCACAGAGGGTTGGTGTATTAAATTGTCTTTAATGTGCCAACCCTGACCAATACGGGATCAAGATTGACACTACTGTTTAGCAGACGCTTTCATATTCTTCTCCAATTAATTCTTGATCTTCATCATCTAAAAATGTGTTAAGTTTTGTCTTAACAATCCGGTAACTGTCGTAAATGCAATTACCTTCAAGGTCCCAATTATACTTTTCTTCAGCATACTTGGCTCGTGCTTTAGTATCAAACACTCCCAGTAACTCAGACTCACCAGGAGCCTGGTCACAAGTGATTCCGTACAACAGGTACAACTTCATAAATTTCCTTTTTGATAACTAACAAACTTTGGCAGGGGGTATAGGGATCGAACCTATGCATGGCGGGATCAAAACCCGCTGCCTTACCGCTTGGCGAACCCCCAACTGACTTTGGTGGAGACTGAGAGATTCGAACTCTCGGTACATATTACTATATACGACAGGTTAGCAACCTGCTGCCTTCGTCCACTCGGCCAAGTCTCCGTTAACTATGGTGGACCGTAAGGGAATTGAACCCTTCCAAGACTGCTTGCAAAGCAGTTGATAACCCCAGCTATCTCACAGCCCATATTCTTAAATTGCTTGGGGAGTCGTACGAGAATCGAACTCGTGATAGCGGAATCACAACCCGCGGTTTTACCACTAAACTAACAACTCCATTGTCTGGTGCCGCTATATGGAATCGAACCACAATTACCGCGTTCGTAGCACGGTGTATTATCCATTATACTATAGCGACTTAGTCTCCATCGTTACAATCAATAACGATTTCACTTATGTTTTCGCCGTTTAGTACCAGATCAATAACGATGTGTGAGTGCTTGTCCCACGGATCGCTAGTGTTGGATACTGTCAACGACAAATTCTTTTTCAAAAACTCAATTAATTCTGCTTCATTCATAACATACTCCTTGTATGCTATATTTACTAATTGCCATTGGTGAGTGCTATTTTGCGATTTTGAGCAAGTCAAAATGCCGTTATATCAGGAAGTTTCCGGCCGGAAAAATCCATAGTCTATGCGTCCATAAACGGTACCTTCAATAGACACTCATCAATAACAACTAACATTTGGTGGAGGAAGTAAGATTCGAACCTACTCATCCTTAGGAAACAGATTTACAGTCTGCCGCGCCTCTCCAACTGCGCCGTTCCTCCATTGTATGGTACATCGTACGAGATTCGAACTCGTGTACCCGCCGTGAAAGGGCGGTGTCCTAGGCCTCTAGACGAACGATGCCAAATTAGATTAGACTTACATGCCAAACACCGGTGCTTGACAATGCTACAAAACTTTGGCGGAATGTACGGGACTCGAACCCGTGGCCTCATGCGTGACAGGCATGCGATCTAACCAACTGAGCTAACATTCCAAAATTTGTAGTAGTTGGAGAGTACCACTCACTTCTCTCTTTATTACCAGTGGATTTAATCTAGAGTTTCAACTACTTTAAAACGCACTTGAGGAACTTCAATCTACATACTAGGGATCCGTCTTCCCGTTCTGTGCTTTCGTCATTACTGCTAGTATGTTCTACCGTTGCATCAGTACACCAGCGTCATAGCTTTCGGCTCAGCTGGGACCTAGCCTTCGTGTAAGATAACTGCGGTCTCCCGTCGGAGGACGTCATAACTTCCGCTGGGTTATCTTACCTAGTAGTACTAGTAACCTCTAATGTGTTTTAAAGTAGTGCCTCTTACGAAGCACAACTCTAAAAATTCGTATTTTTAAAGAACGTTGTTAATTTCTTAACATGTATGTATTATAACTGCTTTATCATTTTCTTACAAATTTGATGTTGCATTTACGCTACACATTGTGTCAAGCAAATAAGCGATGTCATTTACTTAACTTAGTTCTATTATAGTGCCTATTCCATTTCTGAGCAACTTGGGTGTTGCACAAAAACAACATTGGTGGAAGCGGTGAGATTCGAACTCACGGAACACGTTAGTATTCGACAGTTTTCAAGACTGTAGGCATAAACCTCTCGCCCACACTTCCATGTAAGTAACACAACACCACAGTTGGAACACTTATCTTGCGAACTGCCCCGGCATAGTTTATCAATCTATCGGCTTCTTTCGTCTGGGTGTTGTATTCTAAAACACACCAGTTGTCACGGGATCCGTGCCTGCCTCAGTGGGCTCTCATTGCCCCCAGGAATTGTCATCTGGTGTGTTTTAGAATACCCTCTTGGTAGAGGATATGCTAGAGCTATACCCTAGCCTGCGATTTTTTGCACTAGAAAAAGTGCTCGATCCTGCAGTCCGCCCTTTTGAGATTTTAATGACCTCGGGTACTCGTTACCCTAAACATTTTGATCAGCGTTTTTCTTCCGATCGTTTTGCCTGTTCAGCAAGAGCTCGAACGTAGTGTTCGGCCCGCGCCAACTTAGCTTGTAATAAAGCCAACCTTTGTTCTGGTGTAAGAACAGAAGGTAATTGCCTTGTTAACTTCTTTTTCTCTGTTCCCATTTTCTTTCCTCATTAAAAAACCCTGGGTGTTTAGTCCAGGGTTTAAGTTAAGATACCTTTTGATACTATATGTTAACTTAAACCCTCGCCTGGTTCACGATCACTTGTAATTGATGTTACGGGCATCGCATTAAACAGTGACCAATAGGCTGCCCCGCCTAAATTGGCTATCAGTTGTAGTTGCGAATGTTTAGTAATGTTTTGCATCATGTTTGTATTGTAAGTTTATTTAGTCCTGTTGTCAAGCATGTTTGGATAAATTGTTGTTTTTTACGCAACAATTTATCCAGTTGCTCTTAGCTGTTCAATACCTTTGCGGCACTGTTGATAACTGCGGCAATACGACCAATGTCACGAAGTTGTTCTACTGTGTAGCCTTCCTTCTTGAGTGTTTCGTAATGCGCCTTGACACAGAAGTGGCACTTGCCAACAATGCTAGCGGCCAAACTAAATGCTTCAAAATTGCTTTTAGTTGTTCCACCATGGCTAGCAATAGCGTTCATACGCAACTGTGCAGGTAATCCTTTTAGTTGAGGATCATTAGCCATTTCAACATATGGATACCAATTGTTTGTCATTGCCATCAGGCTTGCCGCCGTTAGTGCGGCATCACGAACAACCGCTTGTTCTTCTGTAAAATTACTACTAACAAATGTAACTAACTTTCCATTACCTGTAGCGAACGCCGCCGCTAAGGCACACGCATTAGCAACTTCATCTGTTAGGGTACTTCTTTTAATAACTGAATCCAGATTTAATTTAATATCTTTTGCGTATTCTGGTAACGCTTCTTTAATTTGATCTACCCAACTCATTTCATTTTCCTTTGTGTTTACAATTTTCAAAATGCCATCTTAGCATTGACCCGCCACTACCTACCTTACCACAGTGAGGACAAGTATGCTCTTGCTTTTTTTGTCCTTTGTACTTTTCTCTAAAATACTCTTTCATATCATTAGAGCAAGGAACATATCCTCTTTTTTCAGCACGAACTTTTGATGCTATTTTCATTTTCTCAATTGTTTGTTCCGTAAACGGCTTGCGTTTCTTACCTAACTTCGATTCACTTTGTTTCTTGCGAGTTTCCTCAGATGCTATTTTGCCTCTATTTGGACTTGGTTTACCTCTGTTGGGATGAACCCGTTTTATAGTCTCGCTTTGTTTCTTGCGAGTTTCCTCAGATACTATAACACCTGTTCTTGTAAACTTACCATCGCCATTGTGTTGATTAAAACTCATTGGATCATTTTTAGCATCCAACGATTCCAACAAAGTAGTTTCTAGTTTAACCATCTCTTCTGGGCTACCAGTTTTAATGATTTCTCTTTTCCACTCTGTCGGATGTTGTTTTATCAACGGTTTAATAAGTTCACTTGAACTAATGTAGCCATCTTTGGGATGACATCCTTTAGCGGTTCTACTCCCGATATACCACTTGCCCGTAGGCAAGTGTATCCATTTATAGACGAATGATGTATGAGTGATTGTTTCCATACAAGTATTTATCACTCATTACATTATTCTGTGCCATTACAATGTCTCCCCGCCTACTGTACGGTTACAAGCACAAAGTTCGCCAGTTTGCAATGCGTCAAGAATACGCAATGTTTCTTCTGGGCTACGACCTACATCCAAGTTGTTTACTGTAACGTGTTGGATTGTGTTGTCGGGATCAACAATGAATGTGGCGCGAAGTGCAGCACCTGCCGGAGCATAGAATACGCCCAACTGTTCGGCCAAACTCAATTCACCACGTTGTGTATCAGCGAACTGATTGTGTGTGATCTTGATCAAGTCCGCGTGTGATTTTTGCCATGCCAACTTGCAGAACTCGTTATCGGTGCTACCTGTTAGCAATACTGCATCACGATCTGCAAAATCTTGATTCAGTTTATCGTAGGCCACGATTTCGGTTGGACATACAAATGTAAAGTCCTTGGGGTAGAATACGATTACTTTCCACTTACCTTCAAATGTGTTCTCGTCAATTGTGAAGAACGCATCTTCTGGTTGTCCGGGCTTGACGCCGGTTACTGCAAAGTGAGTTAATTTATCTCCGATTGTTTTCATAAGTTTCTCCTTTAAATGTTGTTTGAAAACTGTATTAGTGTTTTCACTAATATCTTATTGTAATAGTATTTAACAATTAAGTCAACGAAAATAATAGGTTTTTACCAAAAATATTTTTATTGACCCAATAGGAGAAATTTATTG